TGATATACTTAGTCCCTGTTTTGCAAGATTTCAGGCTTCCAAACATGTTTTTGAACTCTGCAAAATCGTATAGTTCGTTTTCGTTGATTACCTTTTTCCAGTTGCCATAAAGTAATTGGTTTTGCGTGTCCTTGTCCAGCGCAAGCAACGAAGCTAGGTATTGAGGGTTTGTAGCCATCAATACCTTATTCTCGTAGATAGACCCTGTTAGGAACGTGAACGATTTAATCAAGTCAGAGGCTTGCGTTTGTCCTTGGCTTGCGGTTAAAATACTATCTATTACCTGTTTATTCGCCTGATATACTTCTTCGTAACTGTTCCCCCAAATTACATTATCTTCATTTACCATAAAATACCGAAGTTTACCTATTCTTTCAGGTATTGGAAATCCGCTATCTTGGTCGATGTACCACTCGATAAAATCAGCCACCCAACTGTCTGGATCGGGGTTACATGTCGCACGGATATACGGCTTTATTCCGCACGTAGAGCGGTTTCTTGACATTAAGTAAAAGAACTGGCTCTTAGTGAAATGGGTTAATTCGTCAAATGCTATGTAGCATATTTCAGTCCCCTGCCAATTTAACTTGTCGTCTTCGTATTGCAAGTGGCGGAATACCACCCTATTTTCATTAGGGAAACGCCAATCTAAATTTGCTCTAGTTGCGCCCACGTTGGGAAATATCTTCTTTGAGGCATCAAGTAACCCCATCGGGTTAGTTATTTGTGGTGTTTCCCTACGAAAAAATACTGCATTGAAATGTTTGACGGTTGTTACGTGGCGTAATGTTTCCATTAATAAAGTCCACGTCTTTCCAACCCCCGCACCGCTACCACCGAAAACTATATCGGCTGGAGAAGATAAAAATTTAGTCTGAAATCCTGATTGCGGAGCGATAGGCTGCATTAATCCCTTTCATTGTCTGGTATCTGGTATACTTGCACTTGGTTTATCTTCTCGCCATCCGTGGTCATGTCTGTTTTATCCTTCCATCCGTGGTTATTTATTAGCGTAAATTTTGTCATAGCAGCGTTTAATTTATCCATTACGCCATACTTGACAAGCTTTGCTTTCTGCATTGCTATCGCACGTTCATATAGCTTTGAACACGAGGTAAATTTAGTTGATAGATAATTCGGTAGTCCTGCATAAATATTACCCTTGTACCTAGTTTCATCGCATGACAAGAAAATAAAGTCCTCTACAAAAATATTAGATTCTTCTTCTTTTATCCAAGCAATTAAGTCATTCAAGAAAAGCAAAGAAAGTTCCTCAGACCAAAGTTCCTTACCTTCTGGTTGGTATTCAGAAGAAAATTGCTTTCCGTCTTCTGGCTTGATATTCCCTTTTCCGCCCACCATACTATTTCAAGTCTTCTAAATAAATAATCGCAAATGTTTGACCGCTCAAACTAAGGTTGGTCGTTTTCTTTCCCTCGTATTCGGCTGTTATCCTAGTGCTATCGCCTTTGATATACGAAAGGCTGTGAGTGGCTAGTAAAGCGTATTCTAAGTGGTTTAAGCCGTCATCTTGCTTGTTGTAATACGTTTCGTAAAATACCTTAGTATTGGTCTTAACGCTGTCTTCCTGCCATCGGATGCGTACAGGTTCTTTTTGGTAGATGTGCCTACGCTTGTAAATATAGTTCTTTCGATTTGACCATACGGTTACTTTGACCATACCGATAGTCGTATCAATCGCTACTGGTTGTGGTTTTATTTCCGTTTCGGCTTGCGCTGGTGTTGGGTTGTCTGCTTTCTTTTGGCACGAATACGCCAATGATGCAATTCCGATAATTAATAATAGCTTTTTCATTTTTTTGTTGTTTAATCTCTTTTCCTAACTAGATTTTGGTATTCTTGTTTAAATGTCAATTCGACAGTTGCCTTGTCAACGTCATCATTCCATTTCGGATCGTAACTTGACTCATACACTACTTTCTTGTCAACATACGTGTTCGGATTCTTGATATTGTAATCTGTAATCAAAATATTATCCCCTGCAAGCATGTTTCGTTTCAAATAGTTATGCAAGAAAGCAGGGTACATGTAACCCAAGAACGTGTACTTTTCAAGTCGCTTGTCACCTGTCCAAATTTCCGCACCTGACTCATATTTGGTGTACGTTTTCTCTTGCTCCTCACTTGGTCTGCCAAAGAAACTATCAGGCAAACGAATCTGATTAAACCAGTTTAAAATGCCAAAATCAACCTTACGATCGTCCTGCTTTTCGTCTCCAAACTGACCGTTACGATTCCAACTTACACGTACCGTTCTATCGGCTCTTGCGCTTGTATATTTTTTAAGGCAAAACTCGAAAGAATAGTCTTCGTATTCTTCGCCAAACTCAGGCGTTGCAGTTATTTTTACCCTATAATCACCTTCTCCATGAACGGTCAACACCTTTTGCCAGTCAATCAAATAGCCAATTGCCGATTCCCCATACTTGTTCACGAAGAACCCAAACTCATAAAATGTTCCGTATGTATTGCCGTCCAAATTATCAACATCTACAAAAATACCACTTTCGTTCTTTTGTAGTGTCATTTCGGCACTTGTAAATAACTGCCCGAAAAAACGAATTACGGAATGTTTGTCGTTTTTTAAATCGGATGTGATACTAAGTTCAGCCAACGCTGGCAAAATAAAACAACATCCGTTATCGTTGCCTATCTTGTCGGTAATGGCTACTTCTGGCACTGTTGGTTTTGCCAAAATAAGGAAGTCTTGTTTTATCGCTTGTCCGTTTATTGCCATTTGACAAATTTACGCTTTTATTTTACTATTTAAGGCTAAACTGTTTGGTCTTACTTTTAGCCTAACTTTTCAATTTAAAAACTACCTGCAAGCTTCGGTATCTTGTCATTGCGGTTTCACTCGCTCGAAGACCTATCTTACAAGGTAGTTTAGTCTTTGGTAGCCGTTGACTTGTTTACAACTTTTGAGAGCCTTTATTGCAAAATTAACGATACGTATACTCTACTACCAAACTTTCAATTTAATTACCAACAAGACGCTTACCTTTCCGCACCTTGTAACTTTTACGCTACTTTCGGCTGACCATTAACACGGATTTCAGGTCATTCAACGGGAACTTGCTTGCCAAAATATTCCCCAATATTTAATCGTCTATACTTAAAAGAAGCGAGCATTAGGGTTTAAATAAGTTTCAAGTCTATTTTACTTCGGTGGAGATCAACCCATGACGAAGGTCTTGTTGGCAAAACTTTCAATTACTTGGCTATGTTTTTGTACCCGATTCGAACGGATGACCCAATTACCTAGTATGGATTTCTGTCCAACGCATTAAACCACTCTGCCAACATACACATAGCCAAATGTTATTGCGATACNAGAGGCTCTTGGTGGTCACAGCGGTAAGCCAGAACCAAGCTAACATTACAATGCCGTATAGGCTTTTTCCACACGAGATTTCTCTCAGACCTTTTCCGCATAGTATCGCAAAATCTTAAATATTTCAAAAGAACGATTGCTTTTTAGCATTGTCCCTCAAATACTAGGTTTGAGGGTTTAGTTTGTATCAGCTTTCTTCCGTCCGAATCTTTGGCTTTTTTTGCAGTTTATTCCTAGAAATATTCTGTTTGAGCGACCCCTTATCGGCTAGTATTGTGTTTCGCTCAGTCCACAATCGCAATGTTTTTAAAACTCAAACTGTTTCTCAAATGCCATTTTAATAGCTGTAACTTCTTTTCTTTTTCGATACTGCCTAAATTTTGAAATAGTCGTAGTCTTCTTATCGGCAAAGCGGAATGTACCGTCTTTTCCCAACTCAAAACTAGTCTCTATTTCATTTATCGGTATCATTTTTCTTTTTATTTGGGTCATTGACAAACATTACTCCATCTATGTATATAGGAGCAATTTTAGCCTCTTTTACCATCTGATAAACTCTATGTCGGCTCTTACCTATCTTCTCTCCATAGTTGGTAGCCGTCAAAAGATTGTCCGTGTCAATTATCATGGCACAAAGTAAAGCAACATTTGTTTAATAAACAATAGTGTACACAAATAATTAGCAAATAAATATTTTAGAAAATAATTACTAAACAGTTGTTGCATATTCAAAAACTATTGTTAACTTTACGTCACAATCACACAGTAACAATTTAAAATCTCGCAAAGATGAAAACGATACTCTCAAAAAATAACAACGGTATAGTAGTAAAAAGAGGTGGTAAAGGGTTTTCCCCTTCTGTTGTTTGGAAGCAAATAGAAAAAGAAGTTATTTCTCTTAATTCAAAAATAGACTCTTTCGACAGAAGTGGAAGGGGTAATTCTTTTTATCTTGAGTTCAAAATTAATGCTATTGATTTTACTTTAAGAATTTCCGACCACGAAAAAAGGAGTGAAGTTTATGTTGGCTCTTCTTTTATTGCTCCTAAAATTGACTCTTATACCACAAGATGTGGCACTTTCGTTCAATATTGCGAGTTTGAAATTTTAGACTCCGTATCAAAAAAAGCATTTATTGATTTTATAAAATCAATTTAAAAACGTTGCGGGTTGTTGCGGGTTGTTGCGAGATTTAGCAACCGATTAGCCAACGTTACGGGCTACTTTATATAATTTATTTTTCAGATAATTGTTTTCTAGTTCTTTTATTTTCACAATCAATGTGTGTTCTATATTGTATACATGAAAGCATTTTTTCGTATATTGTTTCTTCCATCTTTATTGTTGTTTAAATCACTTGCAAACTGTCTTGTTTATTTGGGCAACGAAATCTATCACCATTGACTTTACTTTTTCTTCCTCAATGTTTATTCCTGCAAAGCAAGCGGTTTCCAGTTTCGACATTGCGACTGCCTGACCACGAAAACGATGCGCAAACCTTGTGTGGTTTTCGATTACTTGACCTTTGTTTTTCAGTTTTCTTAATCCTTTCACTTGCTCAGTTGTCAGGTTTACGCATGAAAAAA